TTTAAGAAAATGAGCTCATGGTGAGTCAGTGAAGCTTAGTCACCATGATCCCGTCATTAAGCGGGAATAACCAAATAAAAGTTAAAAATTCTGCCAATTAAAATAGAAAGCTGAACCTTATAGATCATTCCTGGATAAAAACTAATCTCCCCCCGGTAGGAGGAGTTCATTTTGATCCAAGTCAAAATAAGGCCTGTATGGTTATTAATATACAGGGACCACTCTCTACCGAGAACCTGTCCACATGCTGAAACATGCTTTGGGTTTGGGAGAAAAGGTATTAGGGTTAATCTAAGCTTTGAATAACAGCTGTAAAACTTCCAAGAGCGGAAATACTAGCAGTTGTAGCAGCCAGATCAACAGTAAGGGTTGTGTTGTAGGGAACAAGAAAGATGTTGTTATCGACACCAACAGCCTTTTCCAAAGAGCAAGAGGAAATAGGTACTAGCTCTGAGGACGCTGGAGACGAGTAGAAAACTTCGACATTCTCAACGAACGCCGAGGTGATCCCTCGTATAGATCCAACAGGGGCTGTGATATCGGGTTGGGTGGTGGCAACAGAACACCGTAACAAAGGAGCAGCCTCTGTTATGGAAGAAATGTTGCTAAGAATTAAAGAAATAGTTACACCAGTAGGTAGTGTAGATGTAGATGTGACATTCCTGGCGTCACACATAGGAGGAGGACCAACCATAAAGAAATAGTTAAAGTCGTCCCCTGCAGCTTCATACAGCCAGCTGGACAATGAAGTCGCCCCAAAACCACTTGAATTTACGCAACTAACGTTGGTACGTACGTCGCCCAAAACAGGGGTCTGGTTGGAGCTAACCACATCGGCCCGAATCCCACGGTAAAAGGGCGTTCTAATTTCAAACATGTTAGAAACCATTTGTAATTGATCGAACGTCGGTTTACCATAAGACTCACTGACCGCCGCAAGAGTTTGCGACGCCGTATTCTCATCGTAAGTCAGATAAGAGGAAGCTGTGGAGCCAGGAGTGCGGGGTAAAATTTTGAGTTGGGAAGACCCATTGTAGAAACGATACAAGAATGAAACCATATACCAAGGAGTTGGTATTACAGGATCCACAAAATTAACGCGTGAGCATAAACGTTTCCCTGAAAAAGGATCTTCTGTGTGATGTCTGGTGCGCAAACCAATATAAGAGCTTGACTGAGTTAGGTTCACGTAATATCCAAACCGCTTGATAATGGATCGAAGCGACTTGAAATATTCACCAGTAGTTTGTGCAGTAACATCGCGGGATGTATGAGAAGATACCAGAAGATTTTCATCCTCCGGTACGAAGACAGTGCCAATATCGGACTGAGCATATCGAGATTGAAAACCAGGTGCCAAATTTAAAAGTGGTCTCGCAATTTGATAATCTTCGCCGCCGCTGTGAGCAATATAAAAAGTCACAGCACTAGAAACAGTGGGCGGGTTGGATAAATCAACGAGAGAATATATAGCTAGGCATCCAGTCTTTGTATCAAGAGAAGTAGCATCAGGTCCACCAACTAGAGCGCGGGAGTAAGTCTCGCGCCAGCCAGTATTGCTAATGAAAGGAACAGAAACACGGAACGTGGTCCTACCCATTTCATCCTGCCTATCCTTCAAATTACACACGACGTTATAATTAGTGTTTAAAAGTTGTCCTAGGGTAGGAGGAACATCCGCCAAATTGGTCTCTGGTAAGAAAACCACAGCGAATCTTCCTTGGTGGTAAGGGGTCTTAATAAGCATAATATCATAATTAATAGTTCCTCGCCAAAGAGTACCCATCATACTCGCATAAGCAAAGCTTCCGAGGTATAAGGTTTTGGGGTCTTCGACAAGTCCGTATTGATATTGAGAGAAGGGAGAAACTTCCCATGCAGTTATTAATTTTCTAGCGGAGAACAGGGTAGTGTCTGCATCTTGAGTGTGGAAGAAATTGGGGCGTCCAAAAATGTACTCAAGATTCATTTCATCTTTCGTTTCCGGGATAAAGGAGGAACCGTCAATGCCATTATCTTGCAAAAGAGCAAGGGTCGTGGCGTCGTCATGTCCCTCAGTGTGAATCAAAGTAGAGTTAGGCTTAAGAACAGCCTTACTCTGAGGTTGAATTGAAGTCGGTTTAGACCAGCCAAAAGTGGCAGCGGTCTTGCCAACAGCTCGAGAGACCCAAGCTACAGTAGAAGCAATACTACCAATCGCAGGTATTCCAGAAAGAACATCCGCAACGGTACTTACTCCACTTGCAATCTTGGAAACCGGGCCGGTGGCTTCGACTTCTCCAGTGTCAGATGCGGAAATAGGAGAGATATCAGCTTGGGCAACTCGGTACCCTTTAGACTCTAACCGCTTAATCTCGTGAAGATCACGAGCTGCAGCCATAACATCATTTTGCGTGGGAACGAAGAATTGTGGGTTCACGAACCGTGCAAAAATGGTGTACTTCGCAGTTTCAGCGGGGTTGGGTCCTTGGAGTTTTGAGAAGACGTACAAAAACGCAGTACCAAACTGATTTTGTG